GAAGAACCAAAGAAGGAAGATGTTAAACCAGAAGTAGTTGCAGAGGTTAAAGAAGAGACTAAGAAAGAAGAAACTAAAGCATAAATATAATCAAAGTTTAAACGATTAATTATATTTTTAATTATGGAGGAAGTAGAATGGATGGGGAACAAGCGTTTTAAGGGAGGAATATAAAATGTTATTTATCACTAAGAAACAGTTTAATTTAGAAATTGAGAAGCAATTAGAGAAGTATATAGAAAAGGGAGCACGCTCTCTAATAGATGATTCTCACCCTACGAATAAGCATTACGTAGAAAGAGAACTAGTTGTAAGTTATGAAGATATGTGGAGAATGTATCTACGCAATGAATGGGTAAGAGCTTGTGTAGATAAGATTACCAAGTCAGTAACTAACAGCAACTTAATGGCAGTAGCAACTGGATTAAAAGATGGAGATAAACCTACTCCAGAACAGCAAAAGAGGATTGATGAGATAAATAAACTCTTGGATGACCCGAATACAGGTATAGAATCCTGGAAAGATGTACGCAGGGAATACTTAAGAGATGTATTAATATATGACGCAGGAGCTATAGAAATAGTGTATGATGAGTCAGGAGTACCTGCTGAGTTATACTCATTACCAGGCTCTAAGGTAAGACTTAATGTAGACTCTCATGGTAATTTCGCAGACGATAATAAGGCATTTGTATGTCAAGGTGGTATGGTAGATGGAAGAAAGATTCCAGATACAGACTTCGCAAGAAAGGAAGTAGCCTATCTAGTAGCCAATCCAAAGTCAGGTTCAATGTATGGATTAAGTCCATTAGAAACTCTCTATCAAGCAGTTGCAACAGACTTATTTGCATCTAAATATAACAGTGATTTCTTCAAAAATAACGCGGAAGCCTCTGGTATAATTGGGTTAGAGGGAATGTCAATCACAGATTTATCCAGGTTTAGAGCATATTGGAAGAAAGAAACCGAGAAACAACCACATAAGACTGTCGCAGTAAATTCAAAGGTTAGTTGGACTCCAATGAATTTAACTAACAGAGATATGCAGTTTTTAGAGTACCAGAAGTGGTTACTTTGTAAAATTATGACAGTTTATGCCATGCAACCAGTAGTATTAGGTGTAATTGACCCAACTACAGGTAAGTTAAATTCTGAACAACAGTTAAAATCTTATAAAGAAGAAGCAGTTAAACCGTTACTTGAACTTGAAACTTACCAGTTAACAAAGGTATTAGTTCAACAGGGATTTGGTTATGACGATATTAAGATTGATTATGAACCTATTGATATAGAAGATGAGGTAAGCAATGCAGATATAGCTACCAAGTCTGTAACTGCAGGAATCATAACTCCTAACGAAGCTAGAAAGAAGTATTATAATTTAGGTGCTATTGAAGGTGGCGATAAGTTAGTAGTTCCTAATGCAGGAATTTCAGTACCTCCAATACAGTAATTAGTTGCAACTTAGGAGAATTATATAATGAAAGAAACAAGTAGATTTATTAGAGATATTCATAGAACAAAATTTATAGATGTAGCAAAAGAAGAAAAGAAATATGAAGTTACTATAAACAGATATATCAAAGCATGGGAAGGTCAAGTACAATCCGCACTAAAGAAAGCAGAAGCAAAAGTTTCAAAATCATTAGATGGACTCACACCAGAAGACATTCAAGCAATAATAGAATTTAAAGTTGGAGGCGCTGCTGAACGATTAGCATCTCTTGGAACAACTGCTGCAAAGATGGGTGCTGTACAAGCATCTGTAGATATGGCTGCAGTTGCAACTTTTAATATAGATATGACTGCTATTGCAGAATATTATGCTCAACACAGTGCACATTTAGTTGATACTTTAGCGGGTGGTATACAAGATAGACTAAGAGTAATTTTAACAGACGCAGTTAAAGATGGTGCAACTATAGAAGATGCACATAAAAGAATTGCAGAAGTATTTGATGGTCCAGTAACTATAAAAGTTCCAGAGAAAACAAATGAAGCAGGAGAGACATTAAGAAGAGCATATCAATATGAAATGAATAAAGATTCATACACTACAATGTTAGCTCGTTCAGAAATTCAAAGAGCTGTTAACAATGGTAGGATTGAAGGATACATTCAAAGTGATATAGCAAAGAAAGTAAGATGGGTAGCCAATCCAGGCGCATGTGAGTATTGTGTTCCAAAGAATGGTGAAGAATATAATGTAGAAGATTCTCAAGATTTAATTCCACTACATCCAAACTGCAGATGTACTTGGATTGTATCTGAATATAAGAATTATGAAGAAACACAAGCAGGTAATGATAAGTTTGCTAATCCAGAAGACATATATGCAGACCCAAATGGAGTAGGTATTGCTGACTTCTTTAAATTAAACGACAAAGAATTTGACCAAGTACAAAAGTTAATAGGTGACGGTAAGGAAGACGAAGCACTAAAGATATTAAAGGAGAAACTTAAATGAAAGCTATACAGTATATAGTTGATATGACTTACAATAGAGAAGAGACATTAAAGGTAGCTGGAGTTTTATTTATCACACTATTAAAGGTTATGAAGAAAATAAAAAGTAAAGGTCATACTCATTATACTAATAAAGAGTTTGCAATATATCCTGTAAATGCAAATACTATTGCACGTGTAAGAAAATTAGTTATGGTAGGTCAAGGTAAAGGTGAAGTAATATTAGAAGCCATAGATGAATTATTTGTAGAAGAGATTGCTAAACAGAATTTAAAAATACTAAGGAGTGAGAATGTTAGTTAATCTTTTCAAATGTAGTAATTGTAGTAAAGAAGTATCTTGTCAAGCAGATGAACTCTTCGTATGTAAATTTTGCAAGTCAAGAGATTCCATGACAAAGATAAATTTAAAGTTAATAAAAAATATGAATAGTATAAAGTTAACTGATGAACAATTACAACAGGAACATTACAAGGTTCATAAATTATATAGTTTAAATAAGAGATTAAAAAAGTTTCAAATGAAACCTGAAGAGTCATTAGAAAATTTACAAAAACTACACAACGAAATAAAGAAGGAATTAAATCAAAGAAAATTATTAGAGAGACAAAGAACAAAGAAGATAGTTTTAACTATTACTCCAATGAAGTTAAAAAGAGTAAAGAAAGAAGAAGTAGACTTAATAGATAATCCAGGTAATGATAAACACGTAGAAAGAGATTACGTTGATATACATAAGGTAAGAGAAATTGAAAATCTTACCAAGAATATAAATACATATCCCAAGATTAGTTCAAAGATTGTATTAAAAAAGATTACTAAAACAAAAGTAGAAAAGGATGAATATATAATTACAGAACGACCAGTATTTACTTATGATTGGCTTCAGAAGATGGTAGTTCGTAGAGGTAGTAAATGGTGTGTAGTTCATGCCCATCCAAAGAAACCAGGAAGTACTACCGATAGAGCACCAGGAACAATTATACATTGCTTTCCTACAAGAGCACAAGCAGAGAGAATGCATCAAGCAATAGGTATTAGTGAAGCAAGAGAAGCAGGACATTTTAAGACTGAAACAATCATTCAACCATTTTTAGTCCCAAAGAAAGTATCAAGAAAATTTGTTAAGATGATACACAGAAAAGAAATCATTAAAGATTTAAGGTGATAATTCATTTTTAATTATGAGGAGACAAGATGGACCAAAAATTTTCATATGATTATACAGGGATAAAGTTTAAATTTTATGCACCAACTACTATTAAAACAGTAAGTGGTGATGATTGGATTATAAGAGGTTACGCTGCAACAAGTGATTTAGATAGACAAGGAGATGTGATTGCTCCTGACGCATTAAAGGTTGCCGCAGAAGATTTAAAGAAAAACACTACAGTATTTTATGAACACAAACATGACCAACCACCGGTTGGTAAAGTTTTAGATGCTGGAGTTGATAAGGGTGGCCTTTGGGTAGAGGTAATGATTTCAAAGACCAGACCAGACATTTGGCAGTTAATTCAGGAAGGTATTTTAAATAAATTTAGTATTGGTGGTAAAGTTGTATCATCTCAACAGAAATCAGAAGCAGGAGTAAATTATAACTTCATTACTAAGATGGAGTTATTTGAAGTTAGTATAGTAGGTTTACCAGCAAACGCTAATGCAACATTCAAGGAGAAATCTATTGTATGGAGTATTAGAAAGGCTGCAGAGAAGAAAGAGAAATTAAATGAAGCTTTAAATATTATAGAAGGGGGTGAAACTAAAGTGGCTGACGAGAAAAAAGTAGAGGATAAAAAAGAGGAAGTAAAAGAAGAGACAAAAGTGGAAGAAACCAAAGCCGAACAGGCAGGTGAAGTTAAAGTAGAGAAAAAAGAAGAAGTCCCTGTCGCAGGATTAGAAAAGAAAGAGGAAGTAATTCCTCCAGCGGAAGTTGTATTAGAGAAAAAGGAAGAGGTTAAACCTGAAATTACTAAGGAAGAAATTAAGTCCGAAGTAAAGGCAGAGGTAGTTGAGAAGAAAGAAGCAACAGTTCCAACTGCTGAAGAAGCTGCATTGGCTGCTAGAGCAGTCGCTGTAGGTTTACCAGCAACAGCAACATTAGCTGAAGTAGAAGCGAAAGAAGCAGAGGTTGCTGCTGAACCAGAAACAATTGATTTAGAGGCAGAGTTAAAAGAAATTAAAGATACATTGGCTACAATACTTACTGCTCTTAGTGAGTTAAAAACTAAAGCAGAAGCAAAACCATTGGAGAAGACCGAGGTAGTAAAGGAAGCATCTTTGAAGTTAGAAGATATCCAAGGGATAGTAGTCAAAGCATTAGAGGATAAATTAGGTAAGATTCGTTTAGTTCCTAGTAGAAAGGGAACCATTGTAAAACTTACTAAGGACTTAGAACAAGAAGGCGATGAAGACCTTAATACTTTAATGGACGAAGAAAAGTTTAAATTGTTACCAAAGGATAAACAACAGGAGTTAATTCGTAAAGGATTAACGTCTGTTATTTTACAATAAAAAATTAAACCCATAAATAAAGAAAGGAAGGAGGAATTTAAAATGAGTGATATCAAAAAAGCTTTAACTACAGCTGGAGACTTTAAGATTGACGATCCGTCGGGTTCGGGTTATTTACCGAAACCGTTGGCAGATGAAATCGTTAGATACATTAGCGAAATCAACTACTGCCGTCAGATATTTAGAACTATCACAATGGCCAAGAAAACATTGGACATTCCTGTACTTACGTCTGGTAGGGCAACAGCCGGAGCAGGAGTTTACTTTGTTCCTAGCCAGGTTGATATTTCTGGAAAATCTGACCAAATCGGTCCTAAACTTCACGCAGTAAGATTGGAGGCCAAGAAACTGATGGCATACGCGAACGTCGACAACGACGACATCGAGGATGCTGAGGTGGACGTGGTTGAGTTACTTCTCGCAAGTTTTGGTGAGGCATTTGCCGAAGCTGAAGAGATGTCCATGATTGCTGGTGACTTAGGTTACGGCACTGCCGATGACCCAAGGAAAG